AAGCAATCTTATACAATTCAGATAACACAATGCGTTGAATACGATCAATTGTACGAGCAAAACTAATGTCTTCTGCTGCTAATGTAGCTTTACCTTGTAGATCTCCTTCGTAACCGAAGTATGCCTTAGGCACTTTAAGTGCAGCAAACATTTTATCTCTTAGGTATTCAACGTCATTTGTACCGTCGTACTCTAGCCCTTTTGTAGTATCAATACGGGTAGTAGCGTCTCCACCTCTAACAGGGATGTAGAAATCCTCCATCATGTTCTGCATATTGAACTTGAGATTATACTGTCCTGTGTTAGGATCAACATAAGGAGTCTTCTTCATGCCGTTGATAGTCTTTTGCATGAACTGCTCAACTTCTTGAGGAGGAATCTGACCTACGTTAACATAAAATACTCTCTTTTCAGGAGCTCTCATGATACGGTGAATTAACATCGCATCTTCCATAAGAGTCAACTGTTTGAAGATCTTTCTAGCGGGCTCTAGGTAAGAACGTCCGTAAGGAAGGTAGTTGGTGTCTGATAAGAGACGGAAGTGTGCTACTTCGTAGTTATCTAGCTGAATAACTTTATCTTTATGTCTAGGAATATAGTTTGGATCAGCAGAGGATGCGATTCCATCTGGGTCTATCGTGAATTGTACCTTTGCTGGTTCGTTAGGGTCTTGGCTTTCATGTCTTACCATACTGTAGACCGTGTAAGGTAGTACATTGTAAACACCGAACTTTTCAGCAATTTCTAATTTTAAAAAGAAATCACCGTACTTAACCATATTACGAACCCATGACCATAGGTTAAATTCAATGTTTAGTACGTCGTAAAATAGGTTATTTAAAATCTTTTTAACATTCTCATCCGATGTCTTAACCGTAAGTACATCTCCCATATCATTCTTTAGGGTAGCTTCATCAGCTAGAATATCTAATGCAGAAGCAATGATCGGATCTGTATCCATTGCCTCGTAATCCGAATATAATTGAATTCTTAACGTCTGGTAGTTAAGGTTCGGATTAAAGATGTTTTTGTTATTGTAGATGTATAAACGAGAGAAGCGATCTACTAGAGAGTTTGTCTCATAGCGACCGGTGCTTTGAATATGATTAACATCAGCAACCTTGAGCTGATTACCGCCTACGTTCCTAATTACTACGTCGGTAGAGAATAATCTCTGTAATCTACCAAATAAAGAAGTATCAGCCATTCAAAAAGAGTTTAATTATAAATAGGTCCATTAGAGTAACCAAGATATATCCTCGGTTCCTCCTGGAGTATCTATATTATACGGATTATTTTTCATATATCCAACATTACTATACACAGCTCCTTGTCTATTATTAAGATTACTTATAGCTGCTAATGAGGCTCGGGATAAGTCCATGCCTTGCTGACGTAGTCTTAATGCTGTGTCTCTAACGTATAGTCCGGTAGCAAAGGCCATTACTAAGTCGTCGTTATAGTTAGTCTGTGCTTGTGCTTTTCCGTTCTTCCATACAAATACTCTCATCTCTTTTAAGAGTCTCTGAGATTTAATGGTTACAGATCTTTCTCTAACGTAGTCCATCATCTTAGCAATAACTAAAGGACGGGTACGCATAGACATTGTAAAGCCAGGAACTAAGTTACCTCGTTCCATTTTATTCATATAAGTCTCTACAGTATCCTGTTCTGATTTAGATGAATAGTATAAGTTTGCATACTCTCTTTCAATAATCTGTTCAATAGTAGACCATCCAATGTTAGCATTTTCTACTACCAGGAGTGCATTATTATACTCAGTAGCGACGCTTACTAGCATATTACCAAAGTCTTTAGGAGGTATCTTGCTTTTAAATTCAGCCACTTGAGATGCTGCTTCTACATCAAAAATATGAAAAGTTGAATAGTCCATACCGTCTCCTCTTGCAACGTCGGCCACAACCATATAAGACTTCATGTAATCTGGGTACTCCCATACCCAGTAGTTACTATCCACACCTCTCTTCTCTAAAGGATCTTGCTGAGAGGTGGTTTCCATGTATATGAGATCTTCTGGTTCAAATACTGTATCACCGGATGATAAAAAATCGCAGTCACACTCCTGTGCTGCCATCCTAGGACCTAAGTCAGCATCTTGCTGATCTCTCCATGCCTGTGTTCTTTCAGGGTGTACGGTCCACGGTAATTTAATTGGAACAAAAGAATTTTCCCCAGTCTCTGCTTTTGCCCAGGTCTGGTGAAACCAATTGCCAATACCGTTAGGAGTTGATAGGGCCATACATTGACCACCGGTTGCAAGGGTCTGTTGTGCTGAAGCAAACGTTTCATCAATATTTTCAATAAACGCAGCCTCATCAATTAATAGTAATGATACCGCTTCTGAACGAGCAGCATCTGAGTTGGAAGATTTAGCTGATATTCTTGAACCGTTTACTAGTCTTAACGAGAGTTTGTTCTTTTCTACTGCTTTTAATCTTAACCAGCTAGGAAGCTGATCGTACATAAACTGTACCTTTGTTACAAGGTTACGGGCAGTAGCTTGAGTGGTTGCAAGAGCTAGTACGTTCTTGTCTTTGTGAAAGAGCATCAACCATAAACTGTAACCTGCTGCTAAAGTAGAGATACCTAACTGTCTTGATTTAAGAGTAATTAGATACTGGTGATCCCTAAATAAGTAGAGTACTTTGTCCTGGAATGGATAAAGGTTAAATAATATTCTACCTCTCTGAGGGTGCTGAATATAGCAGTATTTGCGCATAAAGTATGCCGGGTCTTTGGCACACTTTGCGTATTCTTGTATTACTATCTGCTTAACATTCTGTTGTTCACTCATAACAATATTAATGCTAGCACAATCCCAGCTCCTGATCCAAATCCGGTTAGAAGTCCTTTCCAGTAGTTAGAACGACTTGCTGTTTTATGTACTGCTATTTCTTTTTCTTTGATTGCTAGTTGATTGTCTTTTTCAGTTATAATAGCTTGTAAGCCACCAATAGTTTTATCTTTTTTAACAATCTGCTCTTTTTGAAGTTCAATAACTTCCCTAAGTCCTTTAGCTTCTGCAGTATAACTCGCTAATTCTTTTTTGCATAAGTCTCCTGCTTCTAGATCTGCAATTACTTTTCTAGCAATAGAGTCCGGGAGACATATTAACGTGTCCCCGTTAACGACCGTAGCGCTCTGCGAAATAGCGGGCAAGCTCAATAGTAGAAAGCTTACTAAGCTCAGCCATTTTACGTTTATGTGCATCTCTTTCAATTTTACGTTTTTCTTCCTCTACATCTAATGCTGTTAAAGCACTATCGGCTTTAGCTTGTAATATAGCTGTCTCGATTTCTAATAAGAGTAATTCTCCTTTAATTGAATCTACTCTTAATTTAGAAGCTTCTTCTTGAGCTTTTAACTCCGCTAAATACTTCTTCTTATACGGGTTAATTGCTCCTGTGTACATTAAAATAGCTAACGTTACTGCAATAACTGTAATTAGGGACTGTACTTTATTCATAATCTATATATAAATATATACTAAATAAGAACTCCTCTTACTTTATCAATCATTCCAAATCTCGACTGGGCTCCTTGACCTTCTGGTGTCTTGCTAAATATAAGGGGTAGAGTCGCTCCGTTTAGTTCTTGAGTGGCGTCTGTGAAGTATAGATCACCGTCGCGTTTTCTAATATGAGCATATAGTTTGCCGCCTTTTTGAGCAATAAAATCATCAATAGATATAAACTTACCGTTTAGTTTTACGGTGCTGCCTTCTGTTTGATGCTCTACAGTCATTGGTCCGATATAGTAGTAATCAACAGGACCGCCCATTGCTTCCGTACCTCTTAGTAGTGTTTGTAGTATTGAATCAGGCACCTTAACTGATACATCCGGTACTGATTTGTTTCTATAGAGGTTTTGACCTCCTAATCCTTCTCTTTCGATAATTTCTCTATAATACTCGTAAGCTTTATTGTAAAAGTCAACTACAAACTGTAAAATTTCAGGGTTACCTCCTTCTTTAGTTAGAGCTCTGATACCTGTGATACCTCCTGAGCCTAGTGTTGGTGCGGAAGGACCTTTTGCGGATACTAAAAGTTTTTTACCGTCGGTGGTTGTTAGTATAAGGTCACTGTACGGCTCAACGCCGGATGGGGCGCGTCCTTCATATTTTTCAGCTTTAGTAATTCCTGTTAACTTACTCCCGTCTTGTGAAATAATAGTTTTAGAGCCTTCTACAGAATTAATAGCTTCTACTAAGCCATGTTCCTGTCTTTCAGTTGTCTCTTGCTTAGATCCACCGGTTCCGCCAAGTTCTCTAGTTTTAGAAATAGCGTTAAATCCTAACTCATTACCAGCTTCATCTTTAAAGAACGGGAACTGATTAATACGATTACCTCCAATCTCTTTAATCTTTTGAACTTCTTGTCCTTTAAAAAGCGGTCCGTACGAGCTATCGGCAAATGTCAATATTGATTCTTCACCATTCTCTAATTTAAATGGTTCTTGATTTGCAATCTTATCGGCAATAACTTCTAAACGATAATATTTTCTAGAAGCATCAGAAAGGTCGGCCCAGTCTAGCTTTTTTTCTAGAATAACAATACCGTCTGTAATCTCAAAAAGGATCCTAAGATCCTCTTCTGAGTTAATATCAGGGTAGCCTTTGGCTGTTCTCCATGACCACTCTGTAACTATTTTGTCTATAAGATTCATAGCTTATGCTTCTACGCCTGCAAATACATCTTCTTCACCTCCGGTTGGCGTTTCTTCAGCTCCGGCTTCTGCTCCAGCTTCAGGCGTAGCGCCTGTTTCTGCTCCAGGAAATTCTCCGCCACCACCTTCTACACCTCCAAAGATATCCTCACCGCTAGCATCTCCTAATCCACTCTGAATTGGTCCAGAGGCTAACATATCTGTAATTTTATCTAAGCACTGCTGGTATTCTGGAAGGTTCTGTAGGTAGTATCTTTTTCCTTCTACTGTAGCTTCAAAGCTGCTACCCATCCACTTTAAAGTAAACTCTTGACCGTTTTTAAACTCAATTTTAAATGTAGAAGGCTTAGGAGACATCCAGCCAATTTTTTCTACAAACTCTTTAAAGTCTGGTGTAAGTAGATGTACTAATGTCTTCTTTAATGTAGGAAATTTTGCAAGTAAAATTGGAGTATTATCTACAACCTCTTCTTGAGCTGAGTCAACTTCCCCTGCTTCAGGAAACTCTGTTTCAGGTGCTTCTTCTTCAGCTGGTACTTCTTCGTCTCCTTCTGCTTCTTTTAAGTGTCCGGTGTACCCTTTAACTACTGTTCTTGGGTTAGCTATATCAAGAGCTTTCTTAAGAAAAGTTAATCTCTTCTCAATTACTCCTTTCATTAACTGGAGAGTCTCTAGATCAAACTCATCTTCAACAGTGTCCAAAAATTCTTGGGTGTCTAATTCACTAAGTAAAGCGGTGAGTTGAGTTTCATTCATCTTACAAGCTCTCTCGTACATATTATATTCTGCAAGAGAGGGAGCTTTATAGGTAGGATCTACTTTTTTAACAAGTTCTATAAACTCTATGTAAGGTATCTTGGATTCTTCTCTTGCTTTAAAAAAATCCATCCTACCAGCTGCTACTTTTTTAGCATACCCCATAGGAGAGTATTCAGAATCTCCTTGGAATTCAGAAAGGAGCTCTATATAAGCCTCTTCAATAATTCTTTTTAGCTCCTGGCGCTTCATTAGAGTTGTTTTAGCTTTTTGTACGCTAATACTGTGTGTTGATTGGCTTTTAATTTAGCTAACGCATCTTTATCGCCGGCGGCTGCTAATTTAAATAATGGCTTGAGTTCGTTAAAAGCGGCAATAATTTTATCGTTTTTAGAGAGCTGCTTATTTAACTTCTTATCTCCCTTAGGTGCTTTTGCTGTATCGTCTTCAAAGCCAGCGTCTAAATCAGATACATCTGCATCTTCTTCTTCTGTGACCGGTACTTCTTCAGAAGGAGCTTGAGTAGAGGCTAAGTATTCCTCACCCTCTAAATAATGCTTAACTGAGTCAATGTAATCAAAAGCAATTGTTAGTTTGCTTTGAACCCAAGCATCTAGCTGTTGACCATCTTTGATCATACTTAAGAGCTCTTGAGCGTAATGAATTACGTTAGCAAGTTGTACCTTAGCCATATCTGATTCATCATTTGGATTTAAATGATCATCTTCCTCTAAGGCTTCAACGCTTTTAATATTTGCGTTTGAATCTTTAAACTTTTTAGCTTCAGTGTCATCAGGAAAAGACAACGTGGTAGTGCTTCCATCTGTGGATGTTGCCGTATACGCTTTGTTTTCTGCTAATATTTCTTTAATAGCTTCTGCGATGACTTCTTTTGAAAAAGATATGGCCATGATAATATTTTTTCTTTATAAATAGCGGTTAATCGTGGTAGTTAATAAATCTACGCAAAGCCTTAGCTTTAGTACTACCTTTATCTTTCATACTACTAAGCTTCTGTCTTACCTTAGAAATTTTAATCTTACCGTCTTCCCCTTTTAGGCTGGAGTCTTTAGATAGTATTCCCGGGTTCATAGCATCATGAGGTCCTTCCTCTAATCCTGCTTTGGTGAGCTTGGTGTAATATTGAGGATCTTCAGCTAAATGTTGCAGAGCTATTTTTGTGGCTACTTTAATATCATTAGTATGCTCCATCTCTACTTTAATTCCTACTTTTAGTTGAGTAGGATCTACTTTGGATGGATCAGCCGGCTGTATTACTTCGTGCTTAGAGGCTTCAATAGCTCTTAACTGAGCTAGCGCTTTTTCTTTAGAAGTATGAGTACCTAATCTGTTTCCGCCGTGCTTAGGGTACACTACGTACTTACCGTCTACTTTAC